GACCGAACCGACGGCACGGAGCAGCTCGTAGCCGAACGCGATGGCGATGACGCTCGCCAACGCATCGACGCCGACGCTGACGCCCGCACCGGAGGCGAGGCCGGCGAGAACCGTCGAGCCCACCGCAATGGCGGCGAACTCGTAGCTGGGTGGTAGACGTTCCATGTAACTCCTCCGTTGTGTGTGAGACGGTGATGACACATCTTTCGATGTAACGCAAGTCATACGAAAGACGTCATGCACCCTTGAGGGGGAAGGTTGCCCCTCCCCCTCTCGGCTGCATGTCGTTCAGCCTCGCTCGTCCTCCGAGTTGGCCTTGTCGATCGCGGCGCTGACCTCCTCGAAGATCGGGACATGGCCGCCGCTCTGGCGATGTAGGCGCCATGCCTCGCAGCAAGCGCAGCCGGCCATGTAGGACCGGCACTTGCGCCCCCATTGCTGCGTCACGATGCGCTTGTTGATGGCGCGCTGCCTGCGGGTCATGTGGCCTCCTCGTATGGGTATGGCGAGCGCGGCTTCAGTCGCCTCATGTGCTTGGGCTCGAACCATCGCTGCCGGGACCAGATGCGGCGGTTGCGCTTGCTCCACATCGTGGTGGATGGCATGGCGACCGGGCCGCCTTCCTCGCCCTCTCGCTGGATGTCGATGACATTCGTGGCTGGCGCGAGGTGACTCGGCGTGTCATGCCAGGGCGCTATCCTCGCCACGTTGCGAGCGAACCACGGCAGCATCCCCGCCGCAGCCGTAGGGCTGCATGCGTAGATCCACTCGTTTGCGAAGCCATTGCTGACCTCGAAGGAACGAGTGGCGCGGCGGTTCTTCTCGCGGGCACGAAGCCACGGCGGGGACCACGATGTGGCCCCCGCCTTGCGGCGATAGTTGTACTTGGGGATGGAGATCACGAGACCTCCTTCAGCAGCTTGGCCACGCGAGGCGTGACCAGCGCTCCGTAGACGCCATCGTGTCCGTTGCGGAACACGGCAGGCCACGCGCCGACGCGCTGGTCGCAGCGCAGCAGGATCATGCGGCGCTTGTCGATGACGGTCGTGCTCGACTTGACGCGAGCGCAGCTGTCGGGCCGCTCGAAAACGGGCATGCGATACCAGTTCATGCCATGCTCCCGAGGTTCTGGATGTTGATGACGTCGATCTGGCAATCGAGCTTGCGCTCGATCTGCTGGATCGCGTGGCCGCTGGTCTCGGCGAGCACCTTGCGGGTCTCGCAGGGGACGATGCGGGTGCAGTCGTCGTGACGCTGGCAGAAGTCGACCTGCCAAGTGGATGTCTGGCGAACCATGATGGTCCTCCCATTTGCTGGTGAACGAGATTGCGCACCAGAAAGCCGGCCTCATGAGCCGGCTTTCCGATAGGCAACGAAAAGGGGCGGCAGGTTTCCCTGCCGCCCCTTGGCTGGTGACGCGCTCAGGCCTTGTTGATGTCGAGCGCGGAGATGCCGAGCAGGTTGCTCAGCTTCTCCAGCACCTTGGCAGCGATGGCCTCGTAGTCGGGCTCTTCCGCCGCCTTGGCCTTCTGCGCGGCCTTGGCCTTCTGCGCGGCCGGCTTGGCCTTGCCACGCTTGGACTTCTCGCTGCGCGCCGGAGCCGTGGCGCGCGCCGCCTCGAACACCTTCTTCGAGGGGCTGACGGCCTCGACGAGGCCGCTGTCGAGGTTCACGCGAACCTCGGTCGGCGAGATGGGCTCGGCCTTGTACAGGCCGCCCTTGACGTGGACGACCGGCACGCCGGAGGCGTGCGTGCGGAGCTCACGCTGGTTTGGCAGCGTGTTGGTAACACCGTTCTTGCGAACGGTGGTGACGGTAACCTGAGTCATGCTGAACTCCCTCGAAACGGGAACCGGGAATGGTTCCACCGATTAAATCCTTAAATCGCGTGCGCGAATCGCGTGCGACGTAAGGGATGGACAGGAGGCCCATCGAGAAACCAGCCGCGCACGACTGGCTTCTCGATGGGGGAACCGGGGAAAATCCCCGGCTCCAACGATTAAATCCTTAAATCGCGCACGCGATTCGCGTGCGCCCTGGCCCTCCGCTCCGTCACGAGGACGAACGCGAAGGGCGCGATGGCGGCGACGATGATCGCCGCGCCGGTGATGGAGATCATCGGCCGCCACCCCTCGTGTTGTGGCGCACGAGGATCGCGGTGAACACCGCGGACGTCGTGATGAAAATCCCGCTGGCGATGATGAAATCGCTCATCGCCAGCTCCCCAGCCGCCACGAGGGGCCGTACCCGGCCCAGACCATCTTCTCGGGCAAGATTTCCGAGAGGCGCCTCCCGTCGCTGGAGGCGGCCTTCGCCGCCCGGCGCCGGACGGCCTCCATGTCGGCGAGGCGGCCCTCCCAGCCGGGGAGGGCCATGGACGTGATCTTCGCCTCCACGAGGCGAAGCGTGTGGCGCAGGATAAAACCCGCGCTGATGACTTCCCCGCCACGGCTCGACTTGAGCGCGCGGTTCATCGCCTCGATGGCGATGACGTGCGGGATGGGGAAGTCGCTGTCTGACCAGTAGAGAGCGCCACGAATGGCGCTGCTCAGGGCGACGTACTGAGAACGGTTGACGTTCATGTGATCCTCCAGATCACGCTGGAGAGCAGGATTGCTCACCAGAAAACCGGCTGCGTGCAGCCGGCTTTCCGGTGAGCGTGGCCGAAGCCACGCTCGTGGGGGTCAGCACCGCTTGATGCTGACCAGCTCGAAGGTCAGAGCCGCAACCGACGGCTCTTCATACGCTGGGGCGAGCTCTGCCATCGCGCGGGCTCGCGACTTCGCGATGGCGTGCGCGACATCGTTGGCGTTCACGGTCATCGTGAACACCTCCGATATATGAGCGACGACGCTCGGGTCGTCGTAGCAGTATCGAACGCGATAGCGCATGGCGCTCTCCTCTCGTTACCGGCTACCGGCAAGGATTGCCGGTCGTCACGGTGGCGGGCGTCATGCCCACCGACAAACGCCCGAGGACGCTTGTCGCTAGGCACAAAAAAAGGGGAGCCACGCGATTGCGTGGCTCCCCGTTGTTTCACAGGCCGAGCTTCGCGCTCAGCAGGGTGAAAACCTTCGCCGCGATGGCGTCGACCATCGCGTCGTCGATCTTGGGCGCGGCCTTGGTCTGGCGCGCGGCCGGCTTGGCGGCCGGCTTGGCGGGGTCGCGCGAGGCGGCGTACGCCGCCTTCACGTCAACCTTGCCGCCCTCGCCCAGCATCTGGGCGAGGGTCTGCCACCGGCGGCCCTTCCCGGTGCCGGCGTAACGCGCGCCCATCGTGATGGCGCGCGCGAGCGCGTCGTCCTTGGAGACCTTGCCCTGCTCGAGGAGCATGACCAGGTCGAGGATCGAGACGCCCGCGAGGACGTCCTTGCTGATGTTCAACATGTGAATTCCCTTTCCGTTGTGGAAGCCGAGGATCGAACTTCCACCACTTAAATCCTTAGGGACCGCATCCCTCGAAAGGATGGGGAATGTGATGTGAGCGCAGCGCGTTGCTTGAGGCGCGGTTCCCGCGCTGTGCGCGCCGCGATGAGACCCCCCCCCTCTCAAGCGAAGGGGGGGCTCAGCCCCCCCTTCGCCGTTCGGGGAGGTAGCGCGTTGGCCACTTCCCTGGCCGCCTACCAGGCGCAGCAATTTTCGATAATCTCGACCTGGAGGGACGACTTTGGGGTCAACGGCTGATTAGCCTGCGCCCAATGAAGCGCCTGAAAGCCCCCACGGCCCCCGTCCTTCCGCACTCTGTGCGGCATGACCTGGCTTCATCCGACGTCGAGTTCCTGCGTGCCGACCTGGCTAGGGTGCTGAAGGGCGCGATGCCGTCCTTCCGCAACTACGTCATCAACGGCAAGGGCTCCGAGAACTGGTCGATGACCCGTCTCAAGGCCTTCCAGATCGCCCTATCCCGCGTCGTGCCCGAGATCACCCAGACCCGGCACGACATCAACATCACCGAGAAGAAGGTCCACGAGCTGACCGTGGCCGAGCTCGAGCAGATTGCCGCCTCTGGCATCGCCGAGAAGAAGCTCGAGCCCAGCGGTTGGTTCGACCAACCCAAGTCGGAGATCGTCGATGCCCAGGTCATCGAAGAAGTCCAAGCCGGCGAACCTGCCGACGAAGCTCTACTTCAACGACAACTTCCACCAGAACGAGAAGCATGCGACCTGGCCAGCCCTGGTAGTGGAGCGTGATGGCCGGATCATCGAGTGCAACGGGGTCGACCTGCTGGACGACGCCGGCAACCTGGTGGCCCGCATCGTCTACAGCCCCGACAAGCTCCTCGATTCCAAGCACTACTCCATCAAGGCCTGGATAGAGACCACCCTTCAACCGAGGCCCCGCTAATGGAACTCCCCTCCACCATCAGCCTTGTCGACTTCGCCAAGGCCATGCAGGAGCTCGACCTGAGCACCGTGCCGCCCGAGAAGCACGCCCAGGCCCGCTACGAGCACTTCGTCCGCGTCATGTTCCACAGCATGAGCGGCGCCGACCGCCAGAAGGCTGTCGAGCACAACATGGCGATTGCCCGCCAACAGCTCCGCAGCAAGTCCAAGCTGATCCTGCCGTGACCACTCCGCAGGAGGCGGCCCAGCATCTCCTCAAGCTGAAGCGCGCCAGCGAATCCTTCCTGGGCTTCATCCAGCTCCACCACCCCGAGTGGAAGCTGCAGCCGTTCCACCTCCGCCTCATCGAAGACCTGGACAAGCTGGAGCGTGGCGAGCTGCGCAACGCCAAGGGCGAGCGCATCCACCGAGTCATGATCAACTGGCCTCCCCGGCACGGCAAGACAGCCATCGTGACCGTGAGCTTCCACGCCTACTTCATCGCCCGGGACCCACGCCGTGCCGGCCTGAGCGTGGCCTACAACGGGACCCTGGCGGAGGACTTCGGCGCCAAGGTCCGCGAGATGGTGGAGCACCCATACACCCTCCAGGCCTTCAGCGAGGCCAGGCGCGGCCACGACCTGGCGCTCGACCTGGACAAGCGTTCCGCCGCCAAGGACTTCTGGCGCACCACGAAGGGCGGCCAGGTCGCCCACACTGGCGTCGGCGGCACGACCACCGGCCGCCCGGCCGAGCTGCTGCTGATCGACGACCCCATCAAGGACCGCTCCGAGGCCGAGAGCGCCACCTACCGCAACAAGACCTGGAACTTCTACACGGGCTCGCTCATCACCCGTAAGCAGCCGCAGCCCAACGGCCAGCCTCCCATCGAGATCGTCATCCAGACCCGCTGGCATCCCGATGACCTGTCCGGCCGCATACAGGCGACGGAGAGCTGGAAGGACGGCGAGTGGCTGCACTTCAACGAGAGGGCCCTCAGCCGCCAGCCGACCGGCCGCCGCATCCCGCCCTGGCAGCTTGGCATCGACGACCCCGACTACATGTCGGTCAAGGACTGGCAGCAGACTGGCAAGCCGAAGTCCGAGGTCCTGGTCCCCGAGTTCGACGACATGGCGCTCTGGCCGAGCCAGAAGAGCGTGAAGGAGCTGCGCGACATCGAGCGCACCGACCGCCGCGACTTCGAGTCCCTTTACCAGCAGAATCCCTTCATCGAGGGCGGCAACATCATCAAGGCTGGGTGGTGGCGCCATGCGGAGACCCCTGACCACACCGAGCTGATGACCATCATCATCAGCTGCGACACCGCATCCAAGACCAAGACCTTCAACGACCACAGCGTGCTCATGGTCCTTGGCATGACCCGCTTCGGCGACATCCACATCCTGGACATCATCCGTGGCAAGTGGGAGTTCCCCGACCTGAAGCGCATCTTCAGCCAGCAGAACACCAAGTGGCGCGGCCGTGGCCTGCGCGCCTTCTACGTCGAGGACAAGTCGTCTGGCACCCAGATCGTCCAGGAGCTGCGCCGCCAGGCCGGCATCTCGGTGATCCCGCACGGCGTCAGCCACGACAAGGTGACCCGCGTGAAGGCCATCACTCCGGTCATCGAGGGCGGCCGGGTCTACTTGGACACGGGCTCCCCGTGGGCTGACGGGTTCATCTCCGAGTGCGCCGCCTTTGGTCCTGGCGCCAAGGAAGACGACCAGGTCGACGCCCTCTCCATGGGCCTGGACATCCTGAGCCGCATCCCTGTCAGCAACGCCGAATCTCCGTTCGACACATGGGACGCGCAGCCAAGCCTCAACAAGCTGGCCGCCGACCAGCCGAGCCTGAACCATCTTCTGCGCGCTCGCTGGATGAACCCGTGAGGACGACCGCCGGCCGCCCAGCAAATACAACCGGCTCATGAGCTATCGCTACGAGCCGCTTCGCTCCGCCGAAGACTATGTCGTCGTCGACCTGAGCCAGCACATCAATGCGCTCATGGCCTACGAGGACATCGCTCCTCTCCTCACGGAGGACCAGGAGGCGAAGGTCGTCGACTACATCAAGCAGCTCAGCAAGATGAGCTACGACAAGATCAGCAAGCGCTACGACCACTGGACGGAAGCAGATCGGGCGCACGACGTCTACGTCCCGCCGGAGGCCACGAAGTTCCGCGAGAAGGTCGTGATCGCCGACACCCGGGCGATCGCCGATACGGTCCTCACCTACAAGATGGCGGCCCTTACTGGCCGCAATCCGATGTTCATGCTCGAGGGCATGAACCGCAGGAGCCGGGTCCCGTCCGCCATCCTCGAGCGCATCCTGCACCAGCAGATGCGCCGCACGGCTGGCGAGGCGCGCATGGCGCAGATGATCCTCGACGGCATCCGCTACGGCTTCGCGCCGACCAAGGTGAACTGGAACAACGCGCAGAACACCAACCAGATCGTGAACTTCAACCCGCGCAAGACCTTCCCAGATCCGCGCGTGAGCTGGGGCGACTGGGACCACGCGCAGTACATCATCTTCAGCGACCACATCACCTACAACAACCTGCTGGCGAGCGGCCTGTACCCCAAGCTGCGCGCCTACCCGCAGCTGCGTCACCGCATGGGAATCCCGCGCCAGGCGTGGGAGAGCCACCGCAACCTCCAGGAAGAGGGCCGTGGCCTCAGCCTCGACCCCTATGAGCCGCAGAAGAACCAGGGCAACCAGACCTTCTGGAGCCTTGGCCACAACCGCATCGTGGACGAGGTCTGGGTCCGGCTCTCGGGCTACGAGATCAACGTCCCGCAGATCGACGAGATCTGGCTCCTCATCACGGTCATGGACGAGGACCTGGTCATCCGCATGCAGGTGAACCCCTACGGCAAGGTGTTCCCCGTGGTCTACGGCAGCCTGCACAACGACTGCCACAAGACCTTCGGCCAGTCCCTCTACGACATCCTGCTGCCGCTCCACGACATCGCCACCTGGCTCCTGCGCAGCCGCATCGACAACGTGCAGGCGGCGCTCACCAACCTGATGTTCGTCGACCCGAGCATGGTGAGCATCCCCGACCTGATCGACCGCAACCCGTGGGGCGTGGTGCGTAGCCTTCCTGGCGTGAAGCCTGGCGACGGCGTCTTCATCGCCCAGGTCCCCGACGTCACCCGTGGCCACTGGAACGACATCGCCGCGCTCTCCGACCTGAAGCAGCGCGTCTCGGCCGCGAGCGATGCGCAGCAGGGCGTGCCAACCTCCGACGTCCGCAGCGCCACCGAGATCCAGCGCCTGACGCAGTTGGGCAGCCAGCGCCTTGGCGTGCTGAGCCGAATCAGCAGCGCCCTCACGGTCCGCCCCATGGTCCGCATGATGGTCCAGAACATCCAGGACGCCGTCGCCTACGAGGGCAGCCTGCGCATGGACAGCGACAACACCCCTGGCCTGCTGACCAAGCTGGTGCAGGACGACTACCTGGACTTCAACGTCCAGGACATCCAGGGCGACATCGACTACCTGGTCGTGGACGGCACGCTCCCCATCGAGCCGACGCGCAGCCCCGAGACCTGGATGAACATGCTGACCATCCTGACGAACACTGGCCTCAGCATGGAATACAACCAGGGCCGCATCGCCGAGGAGGCGATCCGCGCGATGGGCGTCTCGAACCTCGACCAGTTCAAGATCACGCCCGAGCAGCGCGAGCAGGGCCTGTCCCCCAGCCAGAAGATCCAGCTGATGGAGAAGATGCGCGGGGCCAGCGTCCAGCCCAACGAGCAGATCCAGCAGGAAGTCGATCGCGGCAACCTTGTTCCCATGAGGCCCCAATGACGACCCCGAGCCCCGAACAGCTGGCTGCCATGATCCCGCCGAACACCCGCCTGTATGTCGAGGGCGTGGCCAGGGGCGCGACGATGGAACTGGCCGACCGCCTCCACAAGGCGGTCGCGAGCCTGGATGACCGCCTGACCGAGATCGAGCGCCTGCTCCAGAACCTGAACGGCAGGGTCACGCTCCTCGAGCGCCGGTACCAGGAGGACGACAAGTTCGCCCTCACCAAGGCACGAATTGCCAGGTTCATCGAGGAGCATGACCTCAAGTGAGCACGACCGCTCCCGTAGCCGAGCAGCTGTCATTCCGCAGCTCGAAGACCGGCAGCCACGTCCTCGACACCTACCTCGAGGCCGTGGAGTTCGGGAACCTGCGCCTTGACCAGATCCTGGCCCAGATCTTCAACACGACGACCGGCGCTCCTAGCGCCTACACCTACCGCAGCAGCTGGACGGCGAGCACCGTCTACAACCTGCTCGACGTCGTGAAGAACGGCAGCCTCCTCTACATCTGCACCACCGCGCACACCTCTGGCGTCAGCTTCGACGTCACCAAGTTCACGGCGATGGCTGACCTGTCCGGCACGCTGCCTCCAGGCACGGTGGCCGACACGAGCCTTGGCGCCGACAACTTCCCGCGCCTAAACAGCACCTCCACCGGCTTCGTCGGCCGCAGCGCCGCTCAGGTCCTGAGCGACATCGGGGCCCAACCCCTGGACTCCGACCTCACGGCCATCGCCGCCCTCGCGACCACTGCGTATGGCCGTGCCTTCCTGACGCTCGCCGACGCGGCCGCTGCCAGGACCGCCCTGGCGCTCGGGGCCCTGGCCACCAAGAACACGGTCGAGCAGTCGGACCTGGCCGCCAGCGCAATCCCCCATCAACTCATTCGAGCCGCAGGATACTGAGCCATGGCAACGTCCCCGATCTACGTCGCCCGCTACCCGATCCAGGGGTACAGCTTCGCCGCCGCCGACAGCACCAACTGGCGCTTGCTGGCCCTGAGCCCGAGCCCGAACGGCTGCCGCGTCCACTACCTGAATGCGGCGCAGACCGAAGGCACGGCGCGCAACCTGTCCATCGGCATCGGCCGCCGCCTCTCCATCCCGACGAACTTCGGCGCCACCAAGACCGTGACGACCCAGAACACGATCAACCGTGCGTCTGGCTCGTTCATCACCGATGGCTGGCGCGTGAACGACATCGTGATGCTGGCCAACAACGCCGACTTCTTCACCGACGCCAACCACTCGGCCTTCGGCGTGGTCTCGAGCGTCAGCGCCACGGCCCTGGCCGTGACCGGCACGCCTTTCACCAACCAGGGCCCGATGAGCGACAACCTCCATCTCTACAAGGTCGCGCTCCAGACCATGCACAACGTCCCGGCCTCCGCCGGCAACAGCAACTCCGTCCCGAGCGTCGCCGCCCTTGGCACCACCCAGTGGCCGATGATCGACGGCAGCCCTGGCCGGTTCCTGACGCTCGGCCCCAACGACATCCTGGTCGGCCAACTCGGCACGGCCATGACCACGACGAGCCGCACCGACGTGACCGTTGGTCTCGGCGACTACACCTGATGCCCAGGGGCTACGAGTTCCCCGAGCCCGCAAGGCTCGACCATCCCACCCGCCCGAGCGTGAGGCAGGGCGCGGCAAAGCTGCATCCGCTGATCGACCACCCCGGCGGCGGCTCGGCCGTGGCCCGGACCGCACTCGCCATCCCGCACGACGTCGCCCCGATGGTCGACTGGCCCGGCAACAGCTCCGCCGCAGCTGGCCCTGGCCCGCGAGACAATCTCGCAAGCACGCAGCACTCGCAGGAGCGCAACTACGACCAGTTCCGCCGAGACGAGCGCACGCGCATCGCCAACTGCGCCGGCACGATCGGCAACGGCAACTGCACCAGCTATGCCGGCGGCGTCTTCTACGACACGCCGGACGGCAACTGGTGGAACACGCCCTATGGCTACATTGGCAATCCCGGCAGCTGGAATGGCACGCTGACGAATTGCAGCTATTCGGCCAATGCGACCTGGTCGACGAACGGGGGCCAGATCACGACGTCGTTCACGTTCTCCGAGGACCGCGACGACATCGACATCTGGAACTCCAACTGGAACAACTGCAACTGCGGCGCGAACAACTGCTACGTCGACTGCAACTGCAATTGCGCTTGCACCGACTGCGTGTCTTGCCCGTGAGGACCAGATGACATACGCACGAAATCTGCCCAGGGACATGTTCCCCAGCTTCTGGCGCATCGCGGGCACCCAGAAGGTAGTCGTTGGCCTGTGGCGCGCCTGGCAATGGGGAGCCCCGGACGCTCGTCAGGTGATGACCATGGCCGACCTGGACTCGGCAGTGAAGACTCCGACCGAGCCGTGGCAGGGCGCGAGGCGCGACGAGGACATCCTGTTTGCGCGCGCATCGGACTTGCTGTCGCATCCGAATGTCATGGGCAAGATCGCGAGCCATGACGGATATTTCCGCTTCATGGGGACGGTGACGCTGGACTTCAGCAGAGGCTTCCGCCCGCGCGAGAACTGGCATGTGAACGTCATGCACACCGGCTTCCTGAGCCAGGGCATGGAGCGGTTCCTCGACACGATGAACAGCAAGATGTCGCGTCGCCATGCTTCCGCCGTACACGGCCGCCAGCAGCTCGTCCTCTTCGCGGCGCGCTTTGGCGCCGACAGCCTGGACGACGACGACGTCTGGAAGCTGTTCGACATCGGTCCGCTAGGCTGCATCTCCAACATGGATATCGGCCTGGACTTGCCGATCGAAGACGGCCCCGAGACGTCGCGCACGCTGCTCCCGACCCTCGGTATCGAAGGGCCAGGGCTCATCTCGCCGAACGCCTCGGGGAGGTTCGTCGTGCGGCTGGTCGACCCGAAGACTGGCCTCCCATTCCCGTCCGTCCCCCGTCCAGTCGAGATTCATCTCGAGTCCACGGCCGGATACCTGCCGCGTCGTCGCGTGACGACGGAGAACGGCGAGGCGGCCTTTGACCTCCACGCCATGCACCTCCAGCCTGGTGACACCATCAAGCTGAAGGCCGGCTTCTGGAACTTCACCGGGGCGGCCGAGCACATCATCACGGTGACCTGATGGCTTTCATGCGCCCGCTTTGGCCGACCTATTTGTGGACGGCGAAGCGAGAGGACCCGGCCCTCGACGCTCGCCTCGCGGCCAAGGCTATCGAGATCAACTCGCAGGCCATGGCCGAGAACCCGCTGACCTTCTTCGATCGCACGAAGCAGAACATCTTCGAGACCCACGCGAGCGACCCCGAGGTCCGCCGCATGGGCCGGATGTTCGTGCGCGCGGCGCGCGACTACATCGACGCCGCCTACGAGGAGAAGCGCGAGTATCGGGTCGACATCATCGGCTGGGTCAACGTCCAGTCCGACAACGACTCCACGCCTTGGCATTCGCATCTTGGCTCGTCGCACATCGCCGCGATCTACTATTGCAGCACAGGAGAGGGCGGAGAGCTTCTTCTGGAAGACCCCCGCCCGATCAGCCGTGACTGGGACGCGCACGGAGAGCGCCACCCCGAGCGGCGCTACTGCACCGTCAAGCCCGAGCCTGGCCTGCTGGTCCTCTTCCCCGGCTTCGTGCGCCACGCGACGAACAGGTTCCGTGGCGACGCCCGCGTCTGCTGGGTGGCCGACATGACAATCAACTTCGCCGGCGTAGAGGAGAAGAGGGTCCCGGAGACAAGCCTGTGAAGCCGGCATTCAGCATGCTGTGGCCGTCGATCGTGGCGGGCTCAGACCTCGTCGCTCCAGACGGTGTCAACGCGTCTCTGCACGAGATGGCGCGCAAGGTTGTCGAGCACACAAGGGTCTGCGACCACGACTACCACTTCGTCTCCAGCCGGCTAGACCACACCCCCCTGATACGCCGCTTCGGCAATGAAGATGCCGTCAACTGGTGGCTCGGCTCAGTGTCGGACATGGTGTTGAGCACCATCAAGCTCGCATACATGGCGGAGCCTGACTGCGACATCGACTACGCCTGCCTGTGCGCCATCGCCAGGGCTGGCGACAGAATCCCGGCGCACAGGCACTCCAACTCCCACTTCACCGTGGTCTATTACCCTCATGTGGACAGGCCAGAGAAGCAAGACCGCCTGAACGATGGCGCCCTCTCGCTGATAAACGACAAGCCGACCCAGCACCTCTTCAAGAACCGGAACCCGACCTTTCAGGACGGGTCTGCCTTCCGCATCCACCCGAGAACCGGGTTGATGGTCCTGTTCCCCGGCTACGTCCTTCACGAGACCAACACCTACCCAGGCCCTGGCGAGCGGGTCACCATCACCACGAATGTCACCATCCGCATGGAGCGCGAGTACGGATGAAGTTCCGCTTCGTCATGCAGGGGCGCTCCGCGCCCCGCAACCTCATCTACGACAACGCCACGAGCCACCTGGCCTGGGAAGACAGCGGGCAGCGCGTCAGCCTGGCCGGCGTCGGCCTCGAGTACAGGGACCGCGCGTTTCCCCTGCCGACCATCACCAGCCCCGAGTGCCCGGCTCCGAAGTCGCACGCCCCGCGCACACTGAAGATCCAGCTCGGCTTGAAGTGCAACTTCAGCTGCAACTACTGCAACCAGGCCAGCCAGCCCAACGAGAGCCAGGGCGAGATCGAGGACATCGACAAGTTCATGGCCAGTCTCGACGACTGGCTGAAGTCTCCGCCCGACCGCATCGAGTTCTGGGGCGGCGAGCCACTGGCCTACTGGAAGATCCTCAAGCCGCTGGCCGAGCGCCTCAGGGAGAAGTTCCCGAGCGCCAACATGGGCATGGTCACGAACGGCTCCCTTCTTGACGACGCCAAGGTCGACTGGCTTCACGAGATGCTCTTCTCGATCTCGATCTCCCACGATGGCCCGGCGCACAAGCAGAACCGGGGTCCGGACCCGCTGGACAACCCGGAGGTCATCCGGCGCGCGTTGGTAAAGCTGCGCCCGCGCATCGGCTTCAACTGCGTGCTCACCAAGGACCACTGCTCCCTGGCGGCCGTCCGCAAGTACATCGCTGACGCACTCGACGTCGACGAGCACGTCATCACGCTCAACACCGAGGAGCTCCTGCTCCCCTACGACCTGAAGGGCATGGCCAGCTCCCCGTACACGCGCGAAGAGCACCAACGTGTGTACGACACGGTCTTCAGCGAGATCGCATCCCGCAAGTCGACCGACGTCGTCCAGGTCCGCCAGAAGATCGACGACTTCTTCCGCTCGGTCGCAAGCGCCCGCCCGGCCATGGCCAACGGCCAGAAATGCGGCATGGACCAGCCTAACGCCCTCGCCGTCGACCTCAAGGGCAACGCGATCACCTGCCAGAACACCAGCTCGGACACCGACCACCTGATGGGAAACGTGGCCAGCTTCGAGCGCATCCGGCTACGCAAGGCCAGGCACTTCTCCACTCGGCCCAAGTGCCTCGACTGCCCGGTTGTCCAGCTCTGCAAGGGG